ATCTGTCACCCCTGCATCGCGCAGTAGTTTATCCTTACGATCTTGCGTGTCTTCCAAGTGCTGTTCCAACAACCCAAGGTCTAGATCAAGTATCGGGTCAATAAACATACGTAGTGTAACGTCGATCAGCTTTAACTCAGTGCGCGGAAAGTTAGCCCCCATGATCTTAAACAGTTTATACGTTAGCTCGACATCTTGTATGCAATACTCGCCATACTTCTTAGCTTCTTCCGCAGTGAAATCGGCGCGGCGTTTGCCCTTGGCGTTGTGTACTTCGAAACCTTTCTCGCCAATACCGTAGCGTTCAGACAAAGCCCGCAATGATGCGCCTGCATCCACGCCGTGTAAACCTCTACCCATGCACATAGTATCGAACCAAACCTTCGGCTTCACACCATACCTCCAACTTAGTATAGCTCCATCGAACATAGTGTTCTGTGCTAAGATAGCGCTCTCAGAGAAGTCTATGTATGATAGTAGACGTTCAATTACCTGGGGGTCGTTTAAGTACTGAGTGGCTTTATCATTCTTTTTTATAGCAAGGCCGATTACTTCGAACCTTGAGTCGCGCACATAATCTTCTGTCGTCATCTTAGACAGTGAGTATTCCTGATCGTAGTAGGTCTCAAAGTCGAGTGTATATACATCCATTATTTATCTTTCTTACTGTAGTATTCATCTACCAACAGATCGACAAGATAATCTGCTAAACTAGGGTAGCCATGCCGTATAATTTGATCTGCGGCGAACTCCCATACTTCTTGATTAGTGTTCTCAACCAAAGTAGTGCCAACACTACCTGTCTTTACTATGTACTTACGTCTAAAGGTTGCTATGTCTTTTATAGCTTTCACGTTACGTCCCATCATACTCTATCATCTTCCCCGAGGCCGCGCCGCTGATAAGCTATGAGAAAGCTAAGACAGCATGCGGCGTGAGCTAAATGTGAGAACCCTGTTTCGGGATCGTTATCTTCACCTCTCCACCAAGCCCACATGTGACGCATCATTGCGCTAAAGTATCTACTCCAAGATGCACCTTGCGCCCAGTTGTGCGCGCTATACTTCTGTGCGCCAAACGTAAGAACTTTTGCTGTTTCTTCGAGCAACTCTGGCGGCAGTAGATCGTACCTAGTCTTAGCGTTGTCATCCTTTACAAACTTAGGCACAGGTACTTCTTCTCTCCAGTTGGGCGACGATATACGTTCTATCATCTTGTCTACATATTTTACAGTTACCCCTACGGCTTCAGCTACTTGGCTAGAACTTGCCTTGCGGTTGGCAAGTAGATACGTCCACACACGTTCTTCTTTCTTGGTCATATGTTATATCCTTCTTTGCGGCGGTTGCTTACAAACTTAGTCAAATCTGTTTTGGCGTAATCGTAACGATCCCGTGCAGATGGAGATGCAGTTGGCTGTACGTATTGCTGTTGCCAGAAGTCTACTTGTTTTCGTAAGAACTGTAATTCGTACTCGAGGGCGGGTGTTAATTTCTTTTTGTCGTGCATTAATCTCTATACCCATCCACCGCAGAAGTATCTACCCGTAGCTCGAACCATTCGTTGTGGGGAGACCATAAAACCCAATCGGGTGCATGTTGCCCACTCTCACAATGTACCTCAGCCCTACTTATTTCCCCTGCAGTGTGCATATATTCCAGTGTTTTTTGCATAGATATAACGTCTACGTCTAATGCTTCCGCCAATTTTTCAGCATCAATCGCGTGCATATTTTCATCCTCTCTGAAATACTTCACAATACGATCTTCTAAGTCGATAGTGTTTACTCGAGGTGTCGGCTTTTCAAAGTGCGAAATATCAATCCCAGATACACCAACAGCTTGCCAAGGTGTGTCGATCTTAGTGTTCGGGATTAGTATAAGTGTCCGTACTTGTTCTTCTGCGACAGTGTGCTTCTTAGCTAGCTTAGAGTTTATAAAAACCTTTTCGCCGTTATCGACACGTACCCCAAAGGCAGTGCCTGTAGGCATTTGATGTACGATAAAAACTTCTTGCGATTCCATGTTATTCAAAATGTTCATATTGTTTATTCCTGTTGTGTTGATGCCCAATACTTAATCTGTGTTTCTGTTTGGTGCATGTTTGTTTCATTTACGACCCAATCAAAACCCCCTGCTGTTTTAATATCGTCTAGGTTCTTTTGTTGTAGTGCGGTAGTTTTCCCCTTCCCTGCTTTACATTCAATACCAAGGAACAACCCTTTGTAACATGCGACTATATCAGGTACGCCGCTTCGTCCAAATCCACCCGTAACAGGGTAGAAGTAGTATGCTCCCATCTTCTTTAAGTAGTTTGTAACTACCTTCTTTACTTTAGCTTCTGGTGTTGTTGCCATTGATAGTCTCCATGTAAAAATAACTGGCTTCGATGGAGGGCAGATGTCCGCCCCCCAAAGTTAAAATAGTAGTTAGTAACTACCGATCAGCGTAAATCCAATAAGTAGTTTTGTCGATCCTATGACCTACACCTTCTATTGGTTCAGTCGGTGGTGTAGGATCAACAAGCATAAGTGTAGCAATGCGCTCCCTGATCCATTTAGGTGTTTGGTTTATAGTGTCATATACCCCTAAACCTGTCGCGTCAATAGCGTCTAGGTCAAAAGACATTACATTAACCTTATTTGTAGTAGGATGTATTGTCACGCGGTACGTGATAGTGTCAGTTGTTCCCACACTCACTCACCTTTAATGTAGAACATATTTGCCCCTGCACGATACCCAACACCTGCAACATACTGATCTTCCTCGACCATAGATAGCACAGACATCGCACCGAGTAGGTTCTCTGGTAGTTCTTCCTGTGTGTACACTATCTTGTTCTCAGCGCTATCGTCGTGACGAAACAGTGAGTAGCTTTGGCTTACTCTCTTGAAGCCTCGATATAGATTAGCACCTTGAGCTTGTATGACCTCAATAAATGTGTGGTCTCTATCATGTATATCTCTGCCATCATGTAGCTCCTTAACCGCTTCAAAGGCTTCGGTTAGTTGCACTTCAAGTTCTTTGTCGAGAAACTCATAGTCTGACTTTAGTATGTTAGCGAGTTCTCTTTTAAGAGGTGCAGTGTTTAGGCGTGTCCTACCAAATACATCGGTGTCGATCTTGTTCGTTATCTTGTGCGCCTTGGTCTTTACTTCGTCCAACGAACGAGACACACCTCTAGCAAAATCCCTTTGCACTTGTTCCACAACTTGCTTTGCGGTTGGTGGGCGTAGGTATTTACATGCGTTAAGTAACCCCTTGTTGAAATGCAGTGCTGAAGACATAAAGCAATTATCCCCATACGAGTACTTGCCGTTCTGTATGTTAGGCGAATAAACAGCATGCCGCTTGTCACCTGTACCGCCTTCAAACACGTCTGCGTATCTTATCCAACCCATAGCGTAGGTATCTTGCGGCCTGTAAACCCATATGGATTCCCAACTTTTAGGCGCGGTCTTGTAACCACGAACCTTTTTGGTTAGTGCATCTGCCATCATCTGCACATCTAGATTAGGTGTATACACCTTATCATCTGGGTTTGGTTTTTCTAAATCTCTTACTAATTTTAATTCTAAGTCACTCATAGTTGTTTTCCTTACTTTGTTACGAACCCAAGTTCTGTGTTGATAAATCTGTTGAAGCATGCCCGTACATGGGAAATATCTTCTTTGGTTTTTATTTTAGTCAGCAACGGCGTACTGTTGAAACTCCAACTCTGCTCGTCTGGCGCGTAGCATTGTTTGGCAAACTCTACCCAAAACGCTAGTCGTACAGGGTGTCTTTCGCCTCGTACAATTTCACGCCCTATACTTGCGTTTACCTTACGCCAATAGTTGCCCCTTACGTGACCATAGGCTTCAACCAAGTCTTGATTGTGTTTGTGTAGGTACTCGTTGTCCTCCAATGGCATTAGCGGTGACATAGTCATACCCCATTCGAAAAACTTTTTGATTGAGTCCTTGTACTTGGCTTTGAGTTCTATGTTCACACGCGGCGCTTTCGGCAGTGTGCGTCCTGTCCCCTCAACATGTACCCACTCAATACCAGAGAACCGATCTTTACTTTCGGCTTTGTTGAACACTAAGGCAGAGTTGTCGTCGTGTAACATGACCCACTTCTTAGCGTTCTCTTGATACCAACTAGCGTTCAGCTGATCTTTTATGTGGTCGTAGATAACACGCGGTGCGGTATGGGTCTTGGCTAGATAGTACCGTTCATCATGCCTATGGTCAGGATACCTACCCATTGTCTTAGTTATGTACTGTTTGCCGCTAGCAATAGTGAACCCCAAACCTCTCGGTGTGTGTCTGTTTATAAAAGCATAACGTGAGTTGTGTGCATGATCTCCATACCCGTTGCGTATTGTGACTTGTTCTGTGCCATCACGTTTCTTGCGCCATATGATAGGTGCATACTTCTCCATGTCCTTTAGTGTAGGTACATACTCAGCAGAAGCTGTATAGCCCCAACCCCAATTAAAGTGTGCGTCGCCAAAGTGAAAGCCATCTGATAGTGCGTAGCAGTTGTTGCTGATCTTTACGATACGTTCGTACTTACGTTTGCGATCACCTATGGGTCTGATATCTTTACCCTTGTTAGTGCTACCGCCCATTGGCTTTGTGTTTTCGTAGTTATAAACTACGTCGTCAAAGCTACTGAATGATGAATATGTTAGTGCCATTTGTTTTTATCCTGTTGTTAAATGTTATTGTTTAGTTTAAAGCATCTGCGTGGGCATTTATTGCCCACACGAATCGTCGTCGAAGTCACGTTCGATCTCCCCAAGTCCATTACAGTTTTCGCAATCAACCCATGTTTCAAACGGCTCGTACATGTCACCTGTCCACTTGAACTCCTCGCCTGTAACTTTGCCCTGTCGGTCTGTGTCTTTGCACTCAGGACATTCGATGAAAATCTCCTGCTCCTGTAGTCCTACTACATAGTTGCCAATCTTACTCATAGTGTTACCTCTACCTTTCTCACAATCTCCATATTTAGCATTAGCTTGTCCATCAACGTGGTGTCTGTATCGTCGTCTTCATTTTCAAAGAGGGGATCGTCGTCGGCGTTATGTTCATAATCGCCATCAAACCAATCGTGCCTATCCTCTACATCGTCGTCGCTTTCACCAACACGCAAGAGGCGGAAGGCGGAAGAAAAACCTCGCGCCTCACAAAACTCCTTCACAAGCTCGAACATATACTCGTAGCCCTGCACCCACTCGTAGTTGTCGTACCACTTTACATGGTCTGCGTGGAAATACAGAATGTTGTCGTCTTTTATGACCCAGTCATTTACTAAGTTGTGCTTCTCTACATTTATGTTCAAGGCGTACGCCGCTATGACTTCGTCCATGTTTTTCTTGCTGTCAAAGGCTACAGCAATATGCACTTCACTACGATACCCCATTACATGTCCCTCGATTTTATGTGTACACATTTACCTACGTCTGGCACTTTGTGCTTGTTGTCGATAACGCACCACAACACAGGCATAGTCCACTGACCCCAACCACTGTATAGGTCGCCATCAGTAATCACGATACATGCTTGCGCGTTGATGCTTTCTTCACGAATGTACTCAGTCACACATTCTACATCTGTACCACCACCGCCTTTCGGCTTAGTAGATTGTACGAGTGTATCGAGTTCGTGCGTTTCATACGTCTCGTCACAACATATCTGTGTGTCCCAATACAACAGACGTACTTTATCTGGGTGTACCGTGTCACATATTGCTTTGACCTCGGAAAGAAACGCGGTGATTTCTTCCTGACCGATTGATCCAGACGTGTCGATTGCGACCACCAGTTCCCCGACCTGTTCACTGACACCACTTGGCATGTAGATACCACTACTCAGATACCTACGATTAGGTCTGCGGTATGTAGAGTAGTCACTGCCTGTACATGTAGTCTGCACAAACTCACGCAACACTTCACGCCAATCGACTTGTGGTTCTAGCAATGCTTCTAGGTCACGATCACCACCACTGCCCATCTTCCCTGCAACCAATGCACCTTGACGTACTGCCTCGTCAATCTCTCTGGCAAGATCACGTTGTTCGTCAGCGGTCATTTCTTGTGCGCCTTCCCAATCATGTGCATCGAATGGTTCTTGTCCATCAGGTAGTGAGCCACTACCGTTCTGCGGTGTACCATCACCATCTTCGGGATCACCGATTACGATAACACCACCACGACCCGCGCCGCCTTGCGGTTGGTCTTTACGTAGCAAGTTGTACACCTGCGCGGTGTCCATACCCACATACTTACGATCATAGCAACCTTTTGAAAGTTCGCCTGTCATAGTAGCAAACCCATCTTGGTAGTTATCATCTACAATCTTTAGGTTGATCACGTAGTCACACGCTACGTTCGCAAGATGTGCGTCTTGCAAGTATAGATGTTTCCATGTGGTCAAGTGACGGAACAACTTGTGGTACACTTCGTGCAACACCAGAAATCTAAGCTCGGCATCGTTGAGCTTACTTACAAACTCACGTCCGTAGAACTCGTCACGTCCATTGGTACATGCCGTCGGTACGCTCGGGTCGTCCACTACAGAACGCTCCCCGATCATTAGCACCCCTGCGAGTGCAACATACTTCGGGCTACTCATAATAGATACAACGGCTTTTGTTAGTCGTTGCTCCTCAGTTAGTTGTTTGATTGCTAGCATTTATGCTCCCTTTCTTGTTAGGTCTGGCAGACCATGTTTACGTATTTGATCGAACGTGTGTTCATCAATCTCGGTCATACGACCTTCAGTGACAGCAACGGGTTCGTTCCACCAACAATTATCGTCTTCGTCCCACCGCATATTGTCTTCGCCGTACCATGTACTTGCATAAAACTCATGCGTATCGTCAGCTTCCGCTTTGGTTGCGGCTGTGAATATTATAGTTTGCTCGTACTCAAACTCCCCATTACGTTCATCAATATTTGCGATCCAATATTTCATGTTATTTCCTCCACCACATCATAGCTTTCCACCACTGCGGCTTCGGCTTTAAGTCTCTTTCCATTTGACTGAGCATGTATTGTATTCTCGGCAACGGCTTATCAGGTTCACCGAATAAGGCATTGATTCCGGGTAATAGCTCTTTAAGCTCCTGATCAGGTTCACCGAACTCGATACCGTGCTTCTCAAAAGCTGTATCCACAACTTCACGAAACGTAGGCTCGTTACGTTTCAACATATGCGCACGTTGCTGTACTGCTTGCTTTGTGCGACCCATTACGGAAGCAATCTCCTCAAAGGTCATGCCACCATCGCGTAGTGTTTCGAGGATACCGTCCTCTTTATCTGTCCATCGTTTACCCATTATATCTCTCCTTATATTTTATCTGCTGTGTATAGGTGGTTGTTCTTCATAGCCCACTCGGTGAACTTCTTGTTAGTCATAACCATTGACTGCTTTGAATACTTCGGTGCGCGTACACCATTAGCGAACATAGCTTGTGCTTCGGTATCGAGGCGCGGCAAGTAATCCATCCAGCTGTTGAGCCAGTCTTTGTCCAACGCGGACAGAGTTCTATACACAACCATACATATGGCGGCGGCGCTGTCAGGTACTTTGGCACTCTTTGGATTGTCTTTGATAGCTTGCAAGGTAGGTAGCTGATCGGATAGTGACACAAACGCCATCAAGTCCATCGCACCGCGATCACCAATCGTACCTATCAATGCGGCGGTCAGAGTAATATCGTCAAACCCTGCTCGTGCTTTGAGTATGTCAGACGCGGCTTCGAGTGAGCGACCTGTAACAAAGGCGGCACGTTGCGCTTTTGGATGGAAGATATATGGGTTTTCGTCTGGGTCTTTCACATCTTCAAACGAGTGCATCAAGTGTGGGTTGTCTTTGAGCCAACCAAGTAGGCTGTGATCCCAATTCTTGTTGATACCGTATTCAATCAAATCCATGTTATTAGTCTTTTTGATCTGTACTACAGTTATACGGTTACGTGCGTGTGGTGGTAGTATGTCACCAACTCCTTCGCTACCCATGTTCGTTGTAGCAAAGACAACACTGTCAGGGTGTAGTTTGTAACTACCCATTTTACGTTCCAACATCAGACGTAGCATAGCGGTCTTCACTGCAGGGTTCGCCTTGCCATACTCGTCGAGCATAAGAATAATCGGCCCGTCTATATGTAGACCGAGTTCTTCGTGAGGAATCATACGGACGCAACCTTCTTCTTGTATAGACTGCAAAGACGGTATCATAATGTCACCGAGGTCTTTTGTGGTTGCGTCGAAATATACTTTGCGATGGTTCGGTAGTCTTTCTGCTACCATATCCAACATAGATGATTTGCCACTACCCATATGACCCTGTGCGAGTACGGTTCGTATTTTAGCTACGCCTACGATAAGATCGACGCATTGTGGTAAATCTATGTGATACATTGCGTGTGTTTGATTAGTCATGTTGTTCTTCCTTCTTGTTTATATATCTAATGATGGTAGTGATTTGATAATGTCGTCGACCTTCGCTTTGGTTCTGACGCGGAACGTATTGTCGTCACGCAATACCACGGCGGATACACCAGACATTGCATCTTCGAGTTTGTTTGCCATGTCGGACATCTGGGTAGACTGCGTAACATTACACACACGTAGTAGTTCTATCATGTCAGTGACATTACCAACGAGCGTATCACGAAATACTTTCTTGTCCTCTTTACCGCTGTAGTCTAGGCGCTCAGACATATTTGTCAGTGCCTTGTGCAAACGTGTCCACACGTCATTCATAGCTGTATTGTATTGTTTGGAATAGAAGTCCTCATACTTCTGCTTGATTTCGAGTAGTGCTTCATTACCCACATCGACACGGAAGTCACCGACATCTGGCAATGGCATGTAGTTCATACGGAAAGCAAACTTACTGTCGAGTGTTTCAATCGTGGGATAGTCGTCACGCGAGAACAACGAGCCGAGCTTTAGCTGTACGTTTATTACTTCGTCGTTGTACGAATTTAGAAACTTAGTCTTGAGTGCTTCGAACTCATTCTGCATTTGCGACATAGCTTCGCTGTAGTTGAAGTATTGCGCTGTAGGTAACAGACGTAGCCCAGAGTTAGACCAAGGCATCGTCATATTCGAGTGCATGTTGCGCGCCGCGGTGACGTGTGTCTGTATTGCTTTGAGTGTGTCAGAGTTAGCGAGTAACTTCTTGATCACGTTAGCAACCTCTTTGTCGGCGTGGTTCGCGGAAGCGACATCAGCGGAAGCCCGCTTGTCTTTCTTTCGACCTGCCCATGTAGAGATGTTGACTTCTACGAGCATTGCAGATGAGCCAAGTGTTGGTGCATCTGTGTGTAGTTGTTGACTACACTCGGCGGTTAGTTGGTGTACGTTGTTCATAATGTTCTCCTTTAGAACGGTCTTAGTTTTGGCATTGGGCTTGTCATAGTTGTTGAAGCCTCGGCGGTTTCTAGGCATTGAGCCATGCTGTCAGGATAGTGCGCGAATATAGTTGGATAGAAGTCGTCCATCACATCGCCACATATTTCCATCGAGGGTAACAGGATACTTGAAGTCATAGGTTCGACATCGTCAGACCCTGCGTGATACGTCAGTAGAAGTACTGTCCAGAATTTCATCATCTGCAACAATCCTGATAGCCACAGTCTTGGTATGTTGCGTGACATTCACAGTAATGTTTGATTGGGTATCGAGCTTCACTTACGATGTGGTCAGAGCCACACCAATCATTGTCGTGTGCGTGCAAAGTTACGTGTAGAGTATCATTTTCTATAGTTAAGGTTACTTCTAAATCGCTGTCACCATTGTTAGGTTTGATAGATATACCCATAGGGCATTTCACCACGCTGTAGTTTTCGAACTTCATCTTACTCTCCCGTGTATTTGTTGAGACCTTTGAGGTCGTTGAAGTTGGTGACAAGTGTTGCGCCTTGCTTGTGCGCGATAGGTGCGACACACCAACCTGCGCGTTGCTTAGTCGCTTGGTATTCGCCACAGTCTAGGCAGAAGTTGTATCCCAATTCTTTTCGGCGTTGTGAGTAGGGTTGGTCGCATGATATGCAGTGAGCTTTGATAGGCATGATAATCTCCATTGGTTTGATTAGTTAGTTTTGATTAGTAGTTAGTAACTACACGAAGTAGATACAGTCTGAAGAGAGAGCCGATATGTTGACTATCACTCCAGAACATATACTACTATACCATAGTATACGGCCAATGTCAAGCTTTCTGAGCGTGTCCTGTTGTGTCAGGTATCGTCAGGTATTGCGAGGTTGTGTGACGTAGTTTTAAACTACAGGGTTAAAAGGTAATGTTCCGTGCTAAGTTATTGATATGATTACAATGTTCCAATCGGGTTTTATAATGTTCCATTTAGGGTGTCTGTAAGTCCTTGAAATCATTGGAATGTTCCAATGTTCCAAATGTTCCGTTGATTTTTGTGGGTCAGGCAAATTGTGGGAGAGGTTGGTATCGCATTATAGAGGGGGTCGCGTACGTAGTGCTATATTTTTTTATAGGGAACATTAGGAACATTAGGAACATTGTAATAAAATCAATGACTTATTTTTGCCTATTATGGAACTTCTTGTGGAACATTAGGAACATTATAATGGAACATTATAAAAACAAGGCATCTGCGTACATGTTGCTCCGCGAAGCTACTTAGAGAACTGGTATACGTCTCGTAGTTTAAAACTACACGTAACGGGCCCGATGAGTTAACATACATAAACATACGAGGAGATGTACACACGAAGTACACATGATCCGCGAAGCTACTCAGAGAACTGGTTTCCACAGTGTAGTTTGTAACTACATGTTTTAGTAAGCATCGCAACAAAGCCGATTGCTCTGTGACGCGAAGCTACTCAGAGAACTGGCTTCCGCAAAAAAAGACACAAAAAAAAGCGCCGAACCTTTCGGCTCGACGCATGTGGTTATTTTGGCATAAATGTAAAAGACATTTGGCTAGGTTGTTTTAATATATCATGGCACGAAGTATACCATGCACGACGATTTAAAATTTCTTCGACTTCGTCTGGCGGTAATTGCGGTTTGATTGCATTAAAAAACCTATCAAACTTTTCGTCATCCCATTTGATCATAACACCGATCATTACTTTACCGATGCGGTTCCAATGCCATCTTTCGTCAATTAGGTCTTGATCTCCGACAGTATAAGGTAATTCTTTTAACATTGTTTTGTTTCCTGTATTTGAATGTTAGTAAGGAGCGGCCGCGGCCGCTCCAAGTTAAGTTTTACTTTTTAGATTTCTTTACTAATTGAAATCCAGAATTTCTTGCGATGGTCTTGAAACCTGCAATTACTTCCAAGGTATCGAAATCATCTGGCAATGTGTCAACGTCTGCCCTAACAACCGCGTTGAAAAGCTTGTTACATTCAGTAGCAAGACGCTCGACTAGACCTCTTGATTGGTTGCCACCTTCTGCGATACGAGCCTTTTTGATATTGCGAGCAACAACCGCTTCACCTAATTTCTTAAAGATGTCTTTTTGTCTACTATTCCAGTAGTTCCAATTTTTGGCTCTACCTTGGCTAGTAAAACGATTACCATCATGGTCTGCCGCGATTGCGCCATCTGCCTTTGCCGCGCCCATTTTTAGTAATTCCTGAGCCGCTATAGGATGGCGTAAAGCAATAAGAGCTTTAACTTCTATTATTTGCTCTTTAGACATTGTCTTACTTGTAAAGTCGATACCATCGTCCATGGCCTGAGTTATAAGCTCGCCGCGCTTTAGCTTGCCAGCTGTTTGCGCGTCGCCATCCTCTTGTAATAGTGTTAGAAACTTTTCTCCTAACACCACGTTTGATTTATTGATCTTTTGGTTTGTTTTAGTTTTAGTCATTTTATATTCCTTTCATAGAATATTTTATCGTAGCGTCACATCATGTTTCGCTTTTGATAACACCAGTATACTTGTTTGTGTGTGTTATGTCACAGTATCGCGAGTGTAGTTTTAAACTACATACCCCACCTACCCCCCACCCCCCAGTACGGCTACCTGTCCGCGCGCCTATATAATACTATTATTCACAAATATTTTACGTTTTTCCAAAAACGAATCCGGCTCCACAAAGTATCGTCACGGGTATCAAAACAGACCCCCCTACCTAGCGTTTTCGGCGCGCTAAGTTACCCCACCCCCTCGTATATAAAAACGTCTCCTATCAAACTGGATTGAAATGCTGTAAAATTTTTTGTATAGTTGCACAAACGAGGGCTAAAAATGACTATACATATTGAACCTGAGCGCGGAGTACCGACCCGCAAAGCTCCGGACATGAAAGACCTTGCGATCAAAACGTCTGCAGCTGCGAAGACGGTAGAGTATCTGCATGCCAACGGATTAGAGGTCGAAGCAACCAGTGAAGACAAGGATAATGCGGCGGCTTTAGCTGTATCTTATGCTGAGAACCCTCACAAAACATCCAAAGTTGCAACGCCGAAACGAGTGGCCCAGCTGACACCCGCGACTTTATTGCTGACAGATAGAATCCTGAAGGACTTTGGACACTCTGTGGTGAAAAGTGCGACGCAGGTACGCCACCTAGTTACAAATAAATTGATAGAAGAGACCGAGAACCCTGATCCGCGGATACGAATACGTGCGTTGGAGCTGTTGGGTAAGGTTTCAGACGTTGGGTTGTTCGCTGAGAAGTCTGAAGTGACTATAACGCACCAGACATCGGACGATCTGAAGGACAAATTGCGCGAAAAGCTGTCTCGACTGGTGAATCCTGAAGAGATTGAGGACGCGATTACAATAAATGGGGATGTTATCGACGTAGATAAGGAGCTAGGGCTCGATGTCTGACAATTTAGCTAGTTTAGCTAAAGATATGGATTTCTCTCCGGAGGATATCCAGCACATATTGGACAATCTAGACTCGTTTAGTCCTGAAGAGCTGGTCGAGATAGACTCAATCGTGGGGGAATTGTCCTCACGGCAGACAAATAAGGCCGCGCACGACGATCTGATAGAGTTTTGCAAGCGGATGCAGCCAGATTATAAGGTTGGGAGGCACCACCGCATACTTGCAAACATGTTAATGGACGTTGAACGTGGGCCGACAGCTAAGGACGGCAAGGACAGGGTGTG